AAGGTGAAAACGAATGTTTTGAACAACAGCTGAAGATTCATCTACTGTAATATTCAACGTTGTATCTGTTAAATCGTGCACTATCGGAGCTTTTAAATCACCATCCAAGCTAGGATTTCCTAGTCCTTCAATTGTAAGCAAAGGTATAAAAGCAGAACCTACGCTTGGAAAAGTAACTGCAACTGTAGTTTGACTCCCTGAAGGAACTGCTCCAGTAGCCGAAATAATATCTCCGCTTACTGCGAGTGCTCCGGTTGTACTTCCTATATCTCCCGCATCTATTGTACCTACAATTATCCTTCCTGGTACAGGTACTAATGTTTGAATGGCTCCGTTCACTTGTACTCTAAACGTATTCAAGTCACTTCTATGCCAAATATCTCCATCTTTAAGTCCATCTTGCGGATCAGGGTCAGCCGTAAGTGGAATTAACCTTGCCAAAAAAAGATTTAATTGGTTAAATTCAACTAGTCTCTCGTTATCTTCTGGTAAAAAACTCATATTTAATTCTCCTTTTTTGTTTTTTGTATTAGTTATTACTATATTATAGTCTAATATAGCAAAAATTTAATTGTGCTTCAATTATTAAATTATCAGTTAGTTTAGTTATAGTATCACTTTCGTAAAAATATTTATTCATTATTTTTCACCCCAAATAACTGATATAATAAAACCATCATTAGCATTATTAGTTGCTGTTCGCAATAGAATATCATCTCCCGGCCCTACGACAAATCCAAAATCAAATTTCCATGTAATAGGGGCATTAATATTACCAGCTCCTAATATCGAATCTCCGATACTAGAAATAGTAGGATTATAATAATATTCGCCTTTAGCAACATTAGAACTCGTTCTATTCCAATTTCTATTAAATTTTAATGTGCCAAGAGAGGTAACAACAGGATCAACTGACAAAAACATTTGTAATTCGTAATTTGAAGATGTTTGTGCTGTTCCTCTTGGGTCTATCCAAATTTTGTAAATAAACATGTTAATTCCACTACCGCTAGGATTATGAATTAGTATTTTATTTTCAAAAGTTGGACTAACTGTTGATGTATTCCATAATGTTCTTGCACTATAAAGATTTCCTGATTCAGAAAATCCTTTTAAAGTATTCTGTATTTCTTGGATAATTTTTTTATTAGCATTAGCTTTAAAATTAGTTTCCCAATCTGTTAAATCTAAATTATTTTGAGTAACATCTATACCACCTATATCAGTTACATCTTTAAATAATACCGTATTATAGATTTGTACACCGTCTTGAATCCAAATTTCATATTTAGAAAGCTTTTCTACATACTGAAATGGTACTCCTTTTTGTATTTTTAAAGCTTTCAAGTCTTCCCAGTTAAGAAATTGCTCCATTATTCTTCAAAGCCTCTCCAAGCAGCAAAAATTTCTGTAGGAGAGCCTCCTCCTATAAGAGTTCTACGTAAGAGTACTCTTCTTGTGCCATCTCCTATCAAATCCACCAACAACTCATTGCTATCGCTACGTCCACTTACAAAAAGAATATCAATTAAATTTAGTGGTGTCCCTGTACCACTTGCATCTTCAAACAATTCAATCTTTGATCCATTGGTACTTACTTCGGCTCCTGCTCTCAATTGCTGAATAGTAAGCTGTTTTCCTACAGTAATAGTAAAGAACGTATCAACCGTTCCTGTCATATCTGTATCCACAATAATGTTTATTGGAGTAGTTCCTACAGGAGTTGTCGGAGGAGGTAATTGAACTTGTAAAAATCCAGTACTAGAATCAACTGATAAAAACATATTAGCAGTAAGTCCATCTGTTGATCCTATTTTGAGATTTCCATCTAGAAGACTTTTTACTAATAAAAGTGTTGCTTCTTTAGAAAAATCTTTAGCATTCAGGGTGTCTAATTTGGTTTTAACACTATCTAGGTTAATCTTAGTTAATAATAGTGTATCTTCTGTGGCAGGATTAATTTGTAGTCCTGCTTTGTTTAGTACATTTACATCACCAATATCAATATTTGGGCTAACAATCTGTAGGGTACTTTTGAGCGTAGCAGTGCCATCGTTATTGTCAATAGCCGCAACAGGTAAGTACCCCGTTATTTCTCCGTTTGTTACAATTGGAGCCATTAATACTGACGACCACTTTTTATTTCCATCATGTGGTATCTCAGGTATTCTTTTACCTATGTTTTCATCTGGATCAATTGTCATAGTAATCTTCCTACTTGAATAATTGTTTTAGCCAACCAAAGATTGATTTTTTCTGTTTTGGTTTAGGTTTATGTTTGACTATTTGCGGTAAGATGTTAGGTTCTAAACTTTTATCAGGAACAATCTCATAACCACCGTACTTCACAAGTTTATCTGCTATATAATCATTTACTACTACAGTTCCGTCTAGTCTTCCAGGCCCTTTAGCAAAATTTACGATAGTTCCGCACACGTTTACTGCTGAAATACCATGTGTACACTTAATTCTTTTCACTGTATCTCCTATTTTGATTCATCCTGGAATCCTATTTTTAGCGTAGTATTGATACCTTTCTTTTTTAGTTCTTCAATAACTACATTTAAGTCTTTATGCTGTTTGTTTAGTTTCTGATTTCTATTTACGGAAATATTTAAATTATCGGCATTTTGTTGTTCTTCACTTAAAGTTGGTCTTCCAGCATTTCCTTGAACTTGCACTTGTTCCTGCATGCTTGGACGTGATCTAGTACTTTCTAGCAATTGCTCTACTGCAGATGGTTGTGGTTGTTGTTCAATAGGATCAGCGGCTCTTTCTAATTCTTTTACAGGAATCATACCAGCACCTGTTTTAATATTGATTTCGTCTCCACCCTCAATAGGTTTTTTTCCTAGTTTTTTACGCCGTTCATTAATGGAAATCACACCTGTGTCAATATCTAATTTATCAATTTGTGCTTGTTGAATACTTTCTTTTTTATCAGTAATTTGCCATTCAAACTTTACATCTTTAAATCCAAATTCACACTTTACAATCTCTTGGTTAAAAAAGGATGCTAAAAGATTAAGTAGTGTATTAATACCTCTTGCCTGTGATAGTCTCTCCTGAACTTCTCCTGTTGTTCTATGAAAGTCTGATACAAGACCAATATCTTGTGGACTAATTCCGTAGCAAGCAGCTTTAATTCCAACTGTCCATTTTATATATTCCATCATTTGCATATCTCTGTTACTTTGAACACGCATCGGAATAAACTTTATATTATCAGAACCAGCTGTAAATATTAGGTTATGTTGTCCACCACGTCCTTGAATTTCCTGTTCCCACATCTTTTGGTATAGTCTACGCTGATCTTCAGTAACGCCCTCCCCTAAATTCAAAACGCCAGGAGGCACATTAGAGTTTTTAAAGTAGTCTATATTATATTGCTCTGCATACAAACTGGCAGTTATAATAAAAGCCGCAACTTCAAGAGGTGATAAGCCATATCCATTTTGTTGTGGATTTTGCATTATATAAAGTAGTTCTCCGTTTGTAAACTCTGCTCGTGCTATACCCTTATCTTCCCATATGTATGCTGGTTCAGGAGCTACGGGAATAGTTCTATCTTCATTTCTATAAATTTTTATGTCTTGCCCCGGAATAGTATATATCTCTGCTAAATTTCCAGCACGATCATTATTTTTAACAATGACACCTGCGTCATAAATTAAAATATCGTCTAAAACTAATTCTAAAAGAGTTCTAAACGATGATTCTGTATCATTCGGATGTTCAAAAATGCATTTAACTTTTTCTTTGTGCGATTCTGCTTCTTGCCTTATTCGTTTAATTAATGTTTTAAAATACCATCTAACTGCTTCTCTCTTTTCTTTATTAGTACCAATTTCTGTAACTATAGGGCTAAGTTTTGTTCTTACTTCATCTTGAAGTTCAGTTGGCAAAACAGTTGATCTAAATGTTCCTGTATCTAATCCATATGGATTGATAGATGTTATAACAGCGTCTTCCCATCTATCTAGCTCCGTTTCTATACAATCCGTATCAGGAACAATATCCCACTTAGTTTGACTAATATACCCCTTAATAACACGCCTAATTGCCCATATAACAGGGTCTGTATTTGCCAAACGTCCTAATGTGGCAGAATTTATGGTAAACTTTTTTTGTTGCTTTTTATTTGTTACCATATTCGTAAAAGAAAATAATCCTTTACGAGGTATAGGAGCATTGCGGCCTGGGTCAACTCTTAAGGCTTTTTTAATTGTACTTTTTAAAGTATCTATTATTTTTGCCATTTTTTGTTCCTTGCAATTGCATTTGTTAATGTTACTACAACTTTATGTTCCAGTTTTTCTAATTGATCTCTATATGTTTTTCTAGCCTTAGAATCCTTAATATAGCGTTTTAAAAGAACATCTATAAATTCTGCTACTTCATTAAGTCTAACATGCAGTAACTCATGAATTAAAGTTTTATCTAATTCTCTTGGCTTTTTTAACAATAATTTTTTGTTAATATCAAGTTCTACTTCTCGTGTTTCTTCATATATAGAAACCATTGCATAACTACCGATAAGCGGATCAGTTTCTTTTATAACATCAAGATCAACTAAGCTTATTATGTATTTGTAGTCACTAATTCCAAGCAACCTGGCGATACGATCAACTTTTATCCTAATTTTCTTAAGCAAGGCTTTATCAGTCATTGCTAATTCCTAATTAAACGCCGCCGTGCCTTTTTTTTAGGTTTATTTTTTTTAAGTTTCTTCTCGTACAGATAAAGATCGATTAAAAAATCCTGGATTTCTTCCTTGGTTATAGGTTCTTTACCAGATAATTTCTTCTCTGCGATCTCTTTGAGTTCGGCAGGATAAGTATTTCTCTTCTGGTATTCGTTATAGTCGCTACTAAACAATTTATTCCAACCCATAACAATTCACATCCTTGTATTTGTAGATAATTTTTGTTTAAACTTAACGTGCCCATGTAGGATAATCGGGGCCTAAATTTGGAGTATCTGATTTTACTTCTCCGGGTGCTGTTATTCTATTGTGCATAGCTGGCTCTCTATGTACTTGCCCGTATACTGTCTCTTTCTTTTCTTTTTTTGGTCGTCTAATTCCTAAATCTTCTCGTACTAAGCCAAGACCAGTAATATCCATAGACATAATCTTTTTTTCTAATAATTGTATCTGTCCATTTATATTTCTTAAGTATTCCCATAGTTCAAATTTAGTCATTTTAATGAGTAATAGTATTAATGATTTGTAATACTGTCCAAACAGAGGCAGCTAAAATTCCTATAGCTTTAAGAACAACAGATAGAAACTCTGAAACTCCAATTACTTTTGTTGCTTTAGTTTCTAGAGGTCTAATTCTGTCTCTTAAAGAATTTTAACATCAGTTAAGGCAGTAGGTATATGATTAGTAACGTGAGACTTAATAGAAGCTACTGTTTCTTTTATCTCGCTTACTTCCGACTCTAATCTACCCATCCTTACTTCTAAATCTTCATAGCCCATTTTTTACCTCGCCTTTAATATGTGCTCGTATTTCTTAAAAAATTTGTTCCAATTTTTAAATTGGTAAGCTTGTTCATCTAAAACTATATCGTACTCTGGTTTGCTAAACATTACTGTATCATATGGAATTTTATTTTTTTTTAGCCAAACTTGTGTATCTATACCTAAGCTAACATCCCTTTTTGAGTAAATAAAAATTATATGATTAAGTTTTTTTAATTTTTCTAATGCTTCTCTTGCACCAGGCAATACTGTACACTTTTGGACATCAGTTAATTTATAAGAGTTTTCTACAGGACTACTTATTATTTTATCAATCTCGATTGCAATAATCATCCTGGCCTCAAATTTCGTTCTTCAAGTATATGATGCCTACCATCATAAGATGACTTAATTTGATATTTTCCTAATCCACGTTCAAATATAATAGTTCCTTCTTCAAATACGCCATCACGAGGTATAAAAAATAAAACTTTTTGTCCTACTTTAAACTGTCTTCGTATCCTAGCTTTTTCTACTCTAAATAAACTTGCCGATCCTTCACCAGATGGATCAAAATTAACTCCTCGTGCTTCCGGTGGTAATTCGTCAATAGCGGGATACCGAATCTTTCGATTTACCTTTATTACAATATCTCTTAAACTTTCCAATGCATCCATAATTAATATGGATTTCCTTCGTGCTCTGGATTTTGTAACGGCCCTGGTACTTCATTTCCTGCGTTTTGTTCTTCTGCTTCAGGAATAGTTACTTGTCCCTTACAATGAGGACACACAACTTGTAGTGGTTTTGGTTCTTCTTCAAGTTCTTCCTGAACAGGTTGTTCTTGACTTATTTCTTCCGGTGGAACTTCAGCAGCAGGTTCTTCTAAAGGAGGTTGTTCTTCAACAGGAACTTCAGAAACAGGTTCTTCTTCAGTTGGTTGCTCTTCTTCAGTTGGTTGCTCTTCATCTAATGGTTGTTCTTCTTCAGGAACTCTCTCAGTTTCTTCTAACGTTGGTTCTTGTTCTTGCTCTTCACCCACTTCTTCAGTTGTTCCCAATAACTCATTTAATTGCGCCTCTTGTTCAGGTGTTAATGATTGCATAAATTGTTCTTGTTCTTCAGGAGTCATTGAGTTAAAAGCCTCCAAAATGCTAGTCCAGTCTACCCGATCATCAATTTGTTTTGTAACTTGATCTTTTAGAACGTCAATTCTTTTTCCACGTTTTGAAATTGAATAAATTATCTTACCCATTATTATCAGACTCCTTCTTATCTTTGGACTTTTTTAAGTCTCGCTTATTATCTTTTTTATAAGGTTTAGCAAATCCTTTTTCTATTAATTCGTCATTTAGTGATTTTCTGTTGCCATCCACATAGATAAAAATAAGAAATCTACCAAATTTTCCTGTTTTTAAGGATTTAATTTCAACTTCTTTATTAAGGCGAGGTAAAAAATGGGCTATGAAGATTTAGAAGTAAGGATGGGTAGATTAGAGTCGGAAGTAAGCGAGATAAAAGAAACAGTAGCTTCTATTAAGTCTCACGTTACTAATCATATACCTACTGCCTTAACTGATGTTAAA